CCAAATTAATTCAGAAAACGAGTCTGCTGTATAATTACCAGAATCCTTTACTACTAACTTAAATTTTTTTTCCATTTCATTCTCTTCAATTAGCCAATTTTCATTCATAATAATAAAAGAAAGGGGACTATCCACTCAGTTAAGAGATCAGGTCCCCTTTCAGTTGTATTTCCATAATATAAATTTCACTTACTCTTCCAGTATATCATACTTTTTGGAATTGTCAAGTACCTACTTCTTGGTATAAATTCCCCAAAGTACCCATACAGCGACTAAACCAACTAGGCCTTCGCTTCCGAGTGATTTGACTACACTAGTAACTGATCCAATGACATCAATGCCAAGGAAAGGAACAGCTGTTCCAAAAAGAATTTGAAGCACTACACCTAATGCGATTAACGCAAGTCCTGCTTCTGTAAGACTACGAATCCAGCCTGTTGCTTTTTCTAACATATATACTCCTGTTTAAGTTAAAATATGATGTGTATTAATTACACACCTGTTGAACCAAATCCACCAACTCTATTTGTCTTTTGAGAAGGGGCTTTATCAGACTCATCCAATGTATATTTTTCACATCGAACCAGTTCTCCTTGACATATTCTATCTCCGCTATAAATCCGCACTGGTACATTACTGATACTTGTTACCATTACGAAAATTGGATCAACATAATCGCTGTCAATCACACCTTCGCAATTTGTGAGATAAACTCCCTGTTTAAATGCCAGTCCTGATCTTGGATGTAACCTAACCGAAAAACCCACAGGTATATCTGCGATAAGTCCAGTTGGAATTAACATTCTTTCACCACTCATTAACTGAATATAAGACTTTTTATTATTTATATCAAACGATATTCGTTTAGGTAATTGTTTAGAGTGTCCCGCACTACAGTATTGTATGTCTTCTCCTTCAATTATATTTGCATATATATCAAAACATGCCGCATGATCTGTTGCAAATATCGGAAGTTTCACAAACTCATTTAATTTAAAAAACTTTAATGATTCTTTTGTCATTGGTGATTTTGACAATGTAGTATTCTTACTCTGATTTGGTGTTTGAATTTTGCTCGTCGCTTTACTCATAATCTACTCTTTTATTTCCAATATTATATTTTGCTGTTAATATCCATTCCTCTTTTTCTTTAAAAGATAAAATCTTTAATTGATTTAATGGAACGGTTAACATAGATGATTTTTCAGGAGATACTAATTTTATTAATCCCCATTCAGCTAATAGGTTAGCTATGGTATTTCTTCTCGCTTGATCATTTTCTAAAAAATTGGTTGGTTTTCCATCCAATGCAAATAATTCTTTAAAATGGACAATATAATATCGTGCTTGTTTATGTAATATATGACAAGATTGATATATTATTCTCTCTTTTCTAGATGCGACACCAATTCTTGTTAATGTTTCTCTAATCTTTAAAAAATCTTCAGGTTCTGCTAATGTACATTCTATCATATCTTCAATGCTAATCATTCCACTCCACCTTCCATGAATTTACTCTTGATTTCTTCGACATCTTCATCAGACAATAATTCCAAAGCATTCTTTGCTTTTTCATTACCAAAACCAAAATATGTTTTAACTATTTCTAAATTTTCTATTTTCTCAGGTTTTAACCATTTAGACCATCTAGAACGTGGCCTAACATTATTTAGTAAAAAGTCAAATTGGAGTTTTTTATCAAGGAAATGGCATCTATTCATTTCATTGACTTGAATAACAGTATCTTGAAAAAAAGAAAGACCTCTATTTACAAGAAAAGGTATATAATCCTTTTCCGTAAGAGGATCATTTTTCATGATATCTTTTGATTCGTTAATAGCTTTAATATAATCAAATGGTCCCATAATGTAGTATTTATATTCAAGTGGAGCGAACTGGAGGAATCGGACCCCCGTCTTCAGGATGGAATCCTGAAATATTACCACTATACGAAGCTCGCATATATTTAGTATATCATGTATTTTCTATTTGTCAAGAGGGGGTTGAGAGGTGATACCCATATAAATGGTCTGCCTCAGGCTTAAAAAAGACATTCAGCACGTTACTTCACTTCAACCCCATGTTAGAATTCCACATATAATGTGGTTCTGAACCATCACTGTCACTAATATTTGGATGGTTCATCAAAGCACGTCTATACGGATTCAGTGCCATACCGTAAGGTCTATCATTACTCATCCATTCAGTTAATTTATATTTGGAAATGATTTTCTCTGTTTTTACACGTTCTACCATTTCCGTAAATCGATTGGATCTATCTGTTATACTCTTTTCTTCAGAAATTACGTCATCAAAATAAGTAAGCATTTTCTGCATCTCTATAGTATATATTAGATGTTTTTTAAGGTGAATTAGACCATCCTTCGCCATACTATTTCTATGAGACTCATTATCCAAGTATTCATTGAGTAACTGAATTGCATCATCATTATCCTCGAAAAAATTTGCTTTGGGATTTAACTCTTTGTAGTATGGAGCATCATACATAATGTAAGGAACACCCCTCATAATACCGTCTGTGGAAGCAACAGACCACCCACCATACGATTGTTTTGGTGAATATCCTACACAACATCTTTGAAGTTCTTTGTAGTATCCATCTTTATCGTATTTAGTTACATATACATAGGGACGATTAGAAACTTCTAAAAGTGGTATCCAAACCTTAAAATCTTGTCTCTGCTCCCACAACAAATCCATAGTTTTCATAAAATTATCGAAATCTTTGTATGTTGCTGGTCTATGATTAAAAACTATTATTTTTTCATAAGGCTGTATATCTTCAATTTCTATAATATCGACTTCTCTAATTCCTGGATGTTGTACTTCCAAAATTTCATCTAATTTTTTACAATTCCAAATACTCAGAATTTTTCCCGCTTCTTCCAATACTAAATCTTTTTGTGCTTGTGTGTTCAGATAACACCTTTTCATTTCCAACAACCCCATTAAATTGTAGGTAAGGGCATGCATCGTAGAAACTACTACATCTTTAATATCAAACCAATGACAATAACCTACAACTGGTGGATTGTGTGAACTAGTATTGTATAATACATTTTTAATATTGAGTGTATGCTCAGGTAAATGTGAAAATATTAAATCAAAATCCCATTTTCTATGTCTAATAAGATTCCAATCCTTTACATCAAAGTGTATCCTCATATTTTGGGGATAACTTGGAAGATGTATTATAAATTGATATACATTAGAAAATTCCTTAAACATCACCATATGCTTTGGCATCACCAAATAGAAAAATAGATCATCTCGGATCTTGTTCAATTCAGTAATCATGGAATATATTACTTGAATATAACTATCTTTTTCTAAATCTTTAGCATATGTAATATTAGGATAAACTAATATTCTTAGAGTTTTTTGTGGAGTTTTAAACTCTCCGTAAAAATTTTCTAAGCTCATCTAATAATATCCAAGGTATCAATGTTATCTGCATTCCAAAATTCCAAATTTGGCCGTATTCTACCATCTGATCTAAGTTTTTCCCATCTTTTTTGTGCCTTCTTTTTCCACCATTTGGTCAAATTGTCAAAAGAGTAGCTGTCATAATTGGGTTTTTTAATTAGTTTATCTGTTTTACCAAATATATAATCTTTAGTATTTGCAAATCCATAATCAGAAATATAGTAACGTTTCTGGGTAGTGATTGCCATTTTTTCTTTAATCAGTTGTAAGAACTCAGCGTGCTTTGTAAGGTCATATACCTTCAGATTATGTTTTAAGATGGAATAGATTTTATCTTGTGTTCTCATCTTAACACTTGTAGGAATTTCTTGATCTGTTGTATAAAGGGGTCCTCCATTTTTCGCAGCAAGAAAATCTCTTGTTTCTTTATATAATTCATCTGAAAGATTTAAGAGCATTGCACTCATGGTATTACCCTTATGGTGTATAAAGGGTTTCAGTCCATCATACTGACTTACATTTTTAATTGATCCATATAGAGAAGTAGTTTCAAAAAACAATGCTTCCATTTTCTCGTACTTCTTATTGATAACCTCTCTAAGTTCGTGGCTACAACAATATAATGCTAACAATTTTCCACCCAAACAATTATACCCAAATGGTTGAGCGGGAACAATATTAAAACCGTTTACAAAATGTTTATTAGCAAGATCTAGTGGAGTTTTCTTAACTCCAAAATAATCGTTCCTTGGACGGATGTTTAATACAGGAGAACCTAATTTAATAAAACCAACATATTTACCTGTATTTTTTTCTCTAATACAAAATCGTATCGATCTCCCAGGATTAGTCTCAACATTAAATGAAGCCGTGATTTCTAAAAGATGAGTATAATCTTTTCCCAAAATCTTACCTTGTTCAGGCTTATCTGTAGTAGTAACTACTTCAAACTCCATATCTTCTGGAGCAAGATCAGGAGAATTAAATAAATCATCCTCAGGACCCACACCAAAAAGAGAAAGAGAAGTGGGTAGTTTTTCTAACCGTTTCTTCTTCTTATAACGATAATATGCCTCAATGTCACTAAAGGCAGAATAATGATCATTAAACTTATCAACTATATTGAAAGTTTCTTCTTTAGTTAATTTTAAATAATCTATCATTTATTTAAACTCACAATCTACCATCATCTCTGTGAGACAGGCGACTAGGTTAATTTCTTGGTCTGCAACAAACGCAGACTTGTACTGATAATCTGCTATAATAAGGATAGCAGATGGGATTGAAGTATCTTTCAAATGATTACTTATGCCATCATAAATTTTTCGAAAGATTGATGTGGGATCATTATCGACATTTTGAGTTACCCAATTACGGACTTCTGAGAAATGTTTAGCTTGTAATGCCTTCATTAAGGCATTTAAATTAATTTCTCCGATTTGAGCAAGAATTCCAGCATCAATAACTCCACCCGTTGAATATCGCTGAAGTTCATTTAGAACTCTTCGCATATCAGGAAAATGTTTTATAATCAATTCAACAAGAACCCTGTCATCAGATTTAATTTCTAATGATTCTAATATTCTCTTTATCTCAACTAAACATTCTTGAGCAAGTTTGGGTTTATCTTTATTCGGAGTTGAAAATTCTATAACAGAGCAACGTGAATGGATAGGAGCAATGATCCGATTACGAAAGTTACAAGTAAAAATAAAACTAACATTGGCGCTAAATTTTTCAATGAAACCTCTTAGTGCAGGTTGAACCGAATCAGCATTCATGTAATCTGCTTCATCGACTATAACAACTTTTCTCCCACCTTGCATGGAAACAGAACTACAATATTGTTGTAGAGTAGTTCTAACAGTATCTATATTTCTACCTTCATTGGAACCATTGATCATTAAATAATCAACTCCAATTTCATCACACATAGCACGTGCAACAGTAGTTTTACCTACACCAGGCCCACCTGATAAAAGTAGATTAGGAATACGCCCATCATCAACAAAACCTTGACAAGCATCTTTAATATTTTCTGATAGGATACAATCCGATACTTTCTTTGGACGAAATTTCTCTACCCATAAATATGTTTCCATTATTAACCAGTATAGCTAGAGTTTTGTTCAGTAGCAATCCAATATTCTAATTTGGAAGTAGCATGAATAAAATGTGCGATACCTTTAGAAGAAATCTCAACCTGATATCCACCACTCAAAAGTTTCATGTTCTCAATTTTGAAAACCATTTTAAATTCTTTATCTGTAGTACCAACATCTTTTCGAAATTGGTCAGAAGAATTATTACTTGAATCGACTGCTGTTAAATAGATTTTACCATCAGTACTTGTTACAATCAATTCAGGTAATGCTAACACTTGTGCAGCTTTCAGAACTTCATCATAATCTTCTTTTGACATTTTAAAACTGACTTCCGGAACTGGAAAGTCGAGAGTTTTTTCGGGAGGTAAGACTAACATAGTGGGATCACCATAAACATAATCTAATTCACCTGAACCCCTAATTTCTAATTTCGTGTCACCAACATTTATATCAGCATCATGAAAAAGACTAAGTGCTCCCAATAATCTATTAAGATCATAGATGGCAAAAGTAGATGGAATTTCTTCACTAATTTCCGCTTTTGTTAGAATATTTTTCTGAGGGGAAATCGTTGATAAAATTTTCCCCTGTTTAAATTGTATATTTTGATTTATTGCTGCGTAATTTTTAAGTATATTAATCGTTTCCGCCGTTAGTTTCATTATGTCCTTGTATGTTATTGTATGTTATTGTATTAAATGTATAGCTTCATTATACCACGTATAGTTGATTTGTCAAGTCTTATTTTTTCATTTGTATTTTAACACCTCCATTCTTGTTCAGCGTTTTCAGCTGCCCTATGGAGGTCCTTGGCTCTTTGTTTGGAAGCATCTTCGCTCTTAAGGCGTCTTTTTGTAGATGCATCAACAAAATATTTCCTTTTCTTCA